TCCACCACGAAATCGGCTCAGGCCACGCGTCTGCGCCGCGAAGGGCGGTTAGGTGGCCGCCCAGGAGCGTTGTCTGAGCGCGTTCCTAGAGGCCTTCCTGGGCACCCAGGGCCTGGGCCGCCAGGAGGTCGCGGCGCACCCGCCGCAGCATCCGCGCCTCGCGCTCCAGGGCGCGGATGGTCAGGTCGAGGTCGGCCAGGGTGAGCGGCGGCGGCGCGTCGGCCGGTTTCAGGCGCACCAGGCGGGTCGCGTCCCGCAGGCGGCCAGGGTAGAGAGCGGTCGCGCTAACGGCGGCCACGGCCAGTTCCTGCCTTCGCGCGGCCGGGCGTGTACCCGCCGCGCGGCACCTGGCCCCCGCCCTTCTTGCCGAAGGGGGCGGCGCGCCGTTTGCCGAAGTTGCTGACACCCTTCTTACTCGCCACGGTGACCTCCCGTTCGAACGTTCCTCGGCCGCTCCCCTTCAGGCCCGAAGCGCCATTGTCGCGCGCCCGCCCTGCCCGTGCATCCATCCCCCAGACGGCCTACCCGCAATCCCCCGCTCCACCTATCCCTCACACCAGCAGCACCACCGAGAACCCGCCCAGGCGCTGGAAGTCCTGGCGTGTGAGCACGTCCCACACCCCCTGATACCCCGGCGCACTGTTCGCGATCCACAGGTTCGCACCCGAACGTCCGCGCAGCCCGACCCAGTGGTACCAGGCCGCCCCGGACATCATGCCCGTTGTGGACCCGGCCGCCTCGTACACCTGATCGAACCCCAGCCACGCCTGGTGGGCCTCCAGGCCGTGCTCGCCCAGCACGCGGATCACCTGGCTGCCCCCCGCGTCGCACAGGCCCTGGGCGGGGCTGATGCCCACGCCAGGCCCGCACACGTCGCCGTACCCTAGCTCGCCCACCACCTGCTCCCTGGTCGAGTCCGGCTGGGCGCCGGTGGCCCGCAGCACCCAATCGAGCGAGCACGCGCTGCACGTCCACTCGCGCACCTGGGGCGGCATCTCGGTGTAGGGGTCGTACACGTCCCGCCAGGTCGGCGGCGGCCCAGGAGCGATGGCCGCCTGGGGCGGCCAGTAGGCGGCGACGGTCATGTGCTCAACAGCGCCGCGTAGCACACGTTCATGTCCACCCCCGTGATCCAATCCACCGGCGGCTCGTCGGCGTACTGCTTGATCGCGCACGGCAGGTTGGCCGTGTCCGGGTTGGGGTCGCCGTCGTAGTCCGACAGCCACCACTCGTCCACCTCGGGGAACGTGGCCTGGGTCCAGCCCATCGCATCGAGATACCACTTGCCCGTGTAGCACATGCACGGCGAGTTGGGCAGCCAGGCCTTCGCCAGGGTGAACGCCTCGTGCACCTCCGCCTCGGTCAGCGCCTGGTCCTCGACGTCGGTTGCCAGCCGCCACAGGTGCTCGCGGTACGGCTCCAGCCGCTGGAGGCGGCGCAGGAAGTCGCCGTCGTAGGCGCCGCCAGGGAACAGCCAGGCGTAGGCGCCCAGGACCGAGCCGCCGTCGATCACCGCCTGGCACTGGCGATCGGTGCTCGGGTAGGAGGTGGGCAGGGCCTGGACGATGATGAAGCGGATGCCCGCTTCCTCGCGCGCCCGCCGCACGAGGTCGGCGCTGGAGATCGGCGCGAACCCGCGCACCGACGTGTAGTTGGACACGTCGCACCCCAGCGCCAGGCCCGTCTCCGGCTCGGGCGCCACGGCTGGCGGCTGGGGCGGCCAGTACAGCGCGGTGGTCGGCACGGCCCTAGCAGAGGTAGGCGCCGTTGTCGGCGTCCCAATGGATGGTGGCGCCGCTGGAGAACCCCTGCTCCACGGCGCCCCCGTCGCCCACCGCGATCTCGGGGGTGATCGGCACGCCCAGGTACTGCCCGGCGTCCCGCCGCTCCCGCCACAGGGTGGGGATGGCCGCGTCGTAGTTGTACGGGAGGTCTGGAATCACGGCCTTCCAGAGCTCGTGGTCAATCTGGCCCATGTGCGTACCTCCTGGGACGCGGCCGCCCGACGTCGGGCGGCTTCCGCTCAATCGTCACGCCGCACTTGCTGCGACGCGGCCACGAGTTGGTCGGGTGGCGGCGGCACGGGGACCGTGGGCGGCTGCACCTTCACCACCCCCGTGCGCCAGTCGATGTCCACGGGCGCCTGGCCGCCGGCCGGGATCACCAGCCCCTCGTCCTCGCACGCCTCGTTCAGCGCCAGTTGGAGGGCCTGCTGCGACTGCTGGGCGGCGCCCATCGCCGCCTGGGCCACCTGCTGGGCGCCCTCGGCCCTGGCGAACAGCCGCGCCAGCCGCTTGAGGGCGGCGGGGGGCAGCGTGACCTGGCTGTGCAACGCGGCCTGGATGGCCTGGTGGCCGTTCTCGATGTCCTGCATGAAACGATCGCCTCCTGTGAGTGGAGATCAGTTGCCGGGGTACTGGCTGCTCGGGACAAACGTGATGAACATCTCGTTGCCGTCCGCATAGGCGCAGTCGGGGTGGAAGCGCGCCTGGGTGCCAGCGGGGTAGTAGGTGCACGGCATGTAGACCGTGACGTAGGAGTCGTCCCACTGCGGGTGGCCTGGCTTGGCGCCGGTGCCGTAGTTCTCGGCGTACGTGTTGCCGCCGACGTACATGTAGCAGGCGAGTTGCCAGCAGGGGGAATATTCGCCGCCCTTCGCTCGGGCCACGGCCATGTAGTAACCCGTGTAGGGCAGGGTCACCGAGGCGGAGTCCTGGCCGCTCCCCGCCGTCAGTTGAGCCTGCCAGAGAGCGGGAGGTCCGATCGCATTGGCCGGCCACCAGCGCATCCACCCGTCGCCTGTCTGGCCGCACACATACGCCGGCTTGCCGCCCTGGGCGCCGGTGGGCATGTACACCCCGCCCACCTGAATCTGGCCCGACCCGTCGCGCTGGACCACGTACCCGCCGTAGCCAGCCACGCTGAAGTTGAAATCGCCGTTGTCCCACACGCGGTAGGAGGCCGAGCCACGCTGGTAGAAGTAGCCCGAGGTGATGACGTTGCCCCCCAGGCTGTTGGCCCACCCCACGTCCCAGTTGTTGGTGATGAGGCGGCCCAGCACGAGGTGCTGGCCGTTCACCTGGGCGTTGCGCCCCACGATCAGGTCGTAGGCCAGGTCGATGTGGTTGCCGATCTGGATGCGGTCGCCGGTGTTGGTGGCGACGTAGGCGCCGCCCTGGAGCGTCAGGCGGGTGTACGTGAGGCTGGCGCCGCCCGCCAGGATCACCCCCGAACCGCCGGGCACGTAGATGTAGCCCGAGAAGTTGATGTTGCCGCCGCCCGCGTCCGCGAGGCTGGCGCTGCCCAAGTACAGCGGGTTGCCGCGCAAGCTCGCCGCCTGGAACGCGCCGCTGACGGTGGCGTTGCCCGTCACCGTCAGGCCCGCGCCCAGGGTGGTGGCCCCCGCCACGTTGAGGGTGCTGCTCAGCGAGGTGGCGCCGGCGGTCACCTGTAGGCCGCCGCGAAGCTGGGTGGCGCCGGTGACGGTCAGCGCGCCGTTGATCGTGCCCGAGGCCAGCGTGAGATCGCCGCCCAGGTTGAGGCCGCCGGTCATCAGCACGGGGCCGGTGGGCGGCACGGTGATGCGGTCCTGGCCGCCGGCGCCGATGAACAGCGTGGCGGGCGTCAGGTCTTGCCACTGGCCCGTGGCCTGGAGGCTGATGCGCTTGGCGTCCTCGTCGGCGCGCAGCGTGGCCGAGGCGGGCACCACTGAGCCGGTCGGCTCCAGCGACCACAGCACCAGGCGCGCGTTGCGCCGATCGTTGAGGGCGTTCTGGATGGTGGGCGGCGAGACGCCTAGCTCGGTGCCAGGCCCGTCGGAGGCCTTGATCATCCAGCGCTGCGACGGCGCGGTGTTGTACGGACTCGGCACCAGCACGCGCGAGTTGCCGCGCAGTGTCAGCGTCGGCCCGTCGAGGACCATGTTGCCCTGGAACGTGTTGTCGTAGGCCAGGTGCGCCGCGTAGTCGCCCAGCAGGCGGTAGTTGTTGTCGAGGACGGTGAAATCCACGACCTCGTTGCCCAGGAGGTCGTCCAGCTTGAAGCGTGTGATCTCGGCCATCGCGGCTCCTTTCAGCCGTACTTCTCCAGGCGCAGCGCCTTGAGCCAGAACAGGTCGCCGGCGTTGCCGGCGTAGCGGGTGAGCTTCACGGACAGCATCTCGGTGGTGGTGGTGGCGAACCGCACGTAGGGCATCAGCGGCAACGCCGTCGGGTAGGTCGCCGAGGGCGACCAGTTGTTGCTGTCCCACAGGTACGCCTTGTCCAGCAGGGTCAGCACCGTGTTGCCCTGGCGCACCTCGATGTCCACCAGGCGATCGGGCAGCGCGGAGGTGGTGCGGGCGATGAACCGCAGCCGATAGCTGCCCACGGGATGGCTGCCCAGGGCCAGCGAGGCGTAGCCCCCGATCACCACTGCCTGCGGCTCGACGGTCACGACAGCGGCAGTTTCAGCGCGCCCGGCGCGCCAGGTTCAGCGGCATCGCGCACGGCGCTGCTGCTCTTGTCGTAGGGCACCACCACGGTGGTGCTCACCAGGGTCGTTTGCGGGTTGTAGAACTCCAGGGTGGGCGCCGTCAGCGTGGCCTGGGCGATCTGCACCGGGTCCGAGTAGCCCCACGTCCACTCGGGGTCCGAGGGTTCCACCGCCGCGCGGCCCCACATCGGCCCGTAGTCGGCCTCGAACGTGTAGCCAGGGTCGTTGACCACCACGCTGTGCTGGGTGGACTCGGTGGCCTCGGCGGCGGTGGTGCGCCAGACGTAGAACTCGCCGCTGTCGGGGATGAGGAACCCGTACTCCACCGACCCCTTGCCGGGCACGTTGCTGGTGAAGCTCATGGTGCCGCCGGTGGGCGTGGCGTTGGTCACCTGCACGTTGGTCACGTTCGCGGGCGTCGGCAGCACCGTCACCCGATCGGCGGTGTAGGTGACGCCGGCCTCGGGGCCACCAGGCTGGGCGATGCGCCAGTGCAGCGTGGCCCCAGGGTCGAGGTCCAGAAGCTCCGCCCCGTGGTCGGTCCTGAACGTGGTCGGGTCGTAGGCCCACCAATCGTCCTGCCGATGGCCGTAGGCCGTGGTGGGGCCGTACTCCACGTAGCCCGTGGGCGGCGAGGCGGGTTCGGTGTCCCAATACACCACCATGCCCGTGGTCGAGGTCGTGTTGCGCACGTTGAGGACGGTTGGCCCCGCTGGCGGGCACTCCACGTCCGTCGGCAGATCGGCCATCGCGCTCGACCGCAACTGCTCCCAGGTGATGCCCGAGGTCAGAAGCTGGCACCACTGCACGCCGCTCTGGCGGGTCTCGCCCCAGGTGAGGTAGCGGAACTCCCACTTCACGTCCAGGCGGGCCGGCAGGATGCGCAGAATCTCCGCCTGCATGTCGAGGATGTTGGCCGGCACCCCGACCACCGACACGAAGCGGATGGTGATGGTGTGGCCCTCGAAATCCATGATCGGCTCAACCTGGCCGTTCGAGAAACTGTTGGCGAGCCGCTGGATCATCGAGGGCGTGGGCAACTGCCACGACCGCATCCGGGCGATGATCCGATCGCGCCGCTCGTCCAGGGTGGCGTTGGGCCTGGGCGGCAGGCCCATCTCCTGCTCCAGCCACGCCAGGCGCCAGGTGGCGGTCCGCACGAAGAACTCGGCGCCGGTCTGACTGATCTCGGCGTGCCAGTCGTCCAGGCGGCACCCCGAGGCGCACAGCACCCGCCGCAGCACGCTGTTGGGCGTCTTGGACAGCCAGCGCGGCATCGACCGCCGCCCCACCATCCGCTGGCCGCTGTCGCACCAGGGCGCCAGGGGCGGGCCGCTCGGCGCGGCCAGGGGCGCCACCTCCAGCGGGGCGGGCAGCACGGCTGCTGGACGGGCTAGCCAGGTGGATTGGTCGGTAGCCATTCCTCCCCCTCGGTGCCTGAAACCACGGTCACGTCGAGCGTGCCCAGGATGGCCACGTCGCCTTTCCAGATGGCGACGTCCACCGTGGCGCCGTTGACGCGCAGCGTGCTCGGGTCGTAGCGATCGACCGCGTCGGTGGCCTGAATCACGGCCCCCACCGCCCCGTAGATCACGTCGTTGCTGCTGGTCAGGGCGATCAGCTTGAAGTAGTCCACCACGGCGCCGTGCACGGCGTCCTCGGTGACGGCTGGCGCGTAGCCCAGGACGGGCCAGACCGTGGCCGTCACGTCGATCGAAATGCCCCTGGCCGAGTACACCTCCACGCGATCGTCCACCGGCGCCACGCCCTCGTGATCGGGGCTGCTGAACGCCGAGCGCATCCACGCCCCGCCCAGGTACACGCTGCGCCCCGCCGCCTGGGTGGCCGTGCGGCTGACGCGCAGCGTGAGGGTATCGGTGCCGTTCCAGTACACGTCCACGCTGGGCGCCACCTCGGGACCAGGCGGGAACGCCGTCTGGAGATCGCCAGGCGTGAGCGTCAGGGTGGCGGGTATCTCGGGCGCACCTGGCGGGCGAGCGGTCGCCACGGCGTTGGTGGTCACGTTCCAGACGTCGATGGTCACCGCCGGCTGGGTGGCGTCCACGTCGTCGTTCTTGTCCACGCGCAGCGAGGGGCGGTAGGTCCAGATGCCCGCGTGCTTGGCGTCGGCGGCGGGGAACGGCGAGGTCGCCATCACCACGATGCCGCCAGGGAGTTCCAGCGAGCCGTCGGGCTGCGGCGTGCCGCCCGTGAACGCGCCCGCGCCGGAGGCAAGCTCGGAGGCGGGGGCGATGTACGCCTGGACCGCATCCACGATCACCTGGGACGCCGGCTGCATCTCGGTGTCCACCACGAACACCCACACCGAGCCAGGCGGCGGGCCGCCGTCCTCGAACGGGCGCACCACCTGGGCGCGGCCCACGCCCGGCACCGACTCGGCCCAGGCGCGGAACTGCGCCGCGTTGCAGCCGTTGGGCGGGTCGCGGCGGTACTCCAGCAAGCGCTGGCGGTAGTGGTCGTCGGTTTCGATGTCGGCGCCCTGGACCAGCGGCTCGTTGAACGGGTTGGTGACCGCCGTGACGCCCGCCGGGGGCGAGCCGTTGAACGAGTTGACCGCGCCGCTGGGCACGTTGCCGACGGTGCCGGTGCGATCGCACACGCCGATGCCGCCGGCGGTGCCCTCGGCGCCGATCGTCACCGCCGATTCCAGGGTGTAGGTGGGCCGCGCGGGGGTGGCGGCCACCACCACGGTGCCCGCCGGCACCAGCGCGCCTGGCGTGCCGGTGAAGCTCAGAATCACCCGCGCGTGGGTGGCCGCCTGGCGCGCCAGCCCCATTTCCTCGACGCCGATTTGGTCGAGGTAGGGGCCGTAGGCGACGTGCCCAGGGTCACCGATCAGCGAGCGAAGCTCCACCACGTGGGCGAGTTGGCGGTAGCCCTCCGCGATCTCGTTGGCCGGCGGCGAAAGCGCGGCGTGGGGCATCGAGGGTTCGCCCACGGCCATGCCCGCCAGGGCGGGGTGCGCCTTCATGCGCGCCAGCATGGCGGTGCTGCTCTCGTTCGCCGTGATGTCGGGCGGTAGCTCGGGCATGCAGGTGGCTCCTACGCGGGAATGGCGACGTGCATCTGCTGCCGCGCCCCGATCTCGGTCACGATGGTGAACGTGCCATCCACCTGATCGGCGTGGTCGAGCCAGGCAAAGGCTACGACGTCGCGCACGCCAGGTACACGCCGAAGCCGGTCGCGAATCTGAGTCTCCAGGCTGGCGTGGATGGCGCGGCGGAGGGACTTGGCCTGGGCGCGGTCGTAGTCGATGCCGTGGCGCCTG